AATTACGTGCTTAGAGACCTAGATGGTTTCGACGCGCTGAAATGCAAGCATGGACCAGGCGCTGTTTTCGAAGGATACTCAGCCAACCAGAAGTGGGTGGCTATGTACAAGGATCTTTCTGAATATGATCCTAGGCTTATGAGTGTAGGCTATGATCTACCAGCTATGCTTGTAGATCAGAATCCGTCACTGGACGAGCCCTGCGAAAATGATCCCCCTACTAGATTAGCTAGATTAGTCACAGTACCCAAGTCTTGTTCAGCCTTGCGTACTATTACTGTGGAACCTTGTATGAACCAATTCATTCAACAGGGTTTCAACTCGTGGTTGCGAGAATGTATTGATCGCTGCCCCGTGTTAAAACAGAGTCTAGCTCTTACCTGTCAAGAACATAATCAGAAACTTGCTCTTGAAGGCTCCCTTACTGGCTTATGGACAACGGTAGATCTAAAATCTGCTAGTGACCTATTGTCTTTACAGACTGTGAAGGCCGTTTTCGCTAACAGAAGGAGATTCTTGAATGGAATCTTAGATTGCCGTACTCCTAGTATCACCTATGGGTTCGAACCCACGATGCTTAAGAAGTATGCCGGTATGGGTAACGCTACGACTTTCCCCGTACAATCTGTCGTCTTCACCATCATAGCCATCTCGGCTATTTTGGGTACTAACGAAAGGATAACGTATGGAAAAGTTAAGCGCGCTAGTAGAGATGTACGGGTTTACGGTGACGATATCGTCATCAGAACCGTACATTATCAGGCGTTTGCTGACCGGATCACTAGCCTTGGTCTTAAGATCAACCAAGGAAAGTCTTTCTCTGAAGGAAACTTTAGAGAAAGTTGTGGTGTTGACGCATTTGGCGGAACAGACGTTACGCCAGTGTACATACGTCACGATCCGAAGGTTACCCGCAACAAGCCAGGTCCTCTTATGTCTTTGGTCAGTGCATCCAACCAGCTATGGTTGCGATGTTATTACCGAGCATCCGGATATATTGCCGACGCAGTTGAAGTTGCCCTTGGGCGACTCCCATTGCAACGCATGGACTCCGGTGGACTTGGATGGCATACCAGATTGGACGCGTTTGAAGGATCCAAGTGGTCCTCCGAACTACATAGGTTTGAAGTTCGAACCTTTGTACCAGTCCCATTACGGCGACTGGACGTACTTGATGGCATGCCTGCGCTAATGAAGTTTTACCATCAACGTGAGTGGGATATGGCCTCGCAATCTTCTATAGATTTGCGACTCGCACATATGTATCCACCAGAGGTTGATAGGCTTCATTTGGCGTCTTCTACTCGCAAGTACAATGTACGCTTGCGACGCGGATGGGTGCAGGCCGGATAATATCCGACTTGCTTTTGGTTATTTCTTGTAAAT